TAAAAGCTGCTGAAATGTTAGGAGCCGACTATTCCTACATTTACAGAAGAATACGACAAAACCCTGAATTATATGAAATACAAAAAGCCTATCGTTCCCGCACCTTTCAAACAGTAGCCAATATGAGTGTCAATGCCCTTATATACGGCGTAATGCAAGAGCCCGAAACCGATGAAGACGGCAATATCATTGACGGCAAATTCAAAAAGGTAAAAGTGCCTATGGCTAACCGCTTATCACTTATCCCTACCATTATGCAAACCTTCAAAACCGATGACGGTATCAAAGAGGAAGTTTCTGTACAAGGCAGCATCGACATCGCCCAATGGCTCAAAAGTAACAGCAAAAACAATGATTAAAACGCAACCCGTATATAATCCTTTATACCTGAATAAAGATAAGTTTATCACTATCCTTTCAGGAGGTCGAGGCAGCGGCAAAAGTTTTGCAGCCTCCACCTTTTTGGAACGCTTATCTTTTGAAGCAGGGCATAAGATACTATTCAGCCGTTACACAATGGTATCCGCCCACAGTTCTATCATTCCTGAGTTTGAAGAAAAGATAGAAGCAGAGGGGACACAAGCGTACTTTGATATTACCAAAACAGCAATTAAAAACACCTTTTCAGGCTCTGAAATACTTTTCAAAGGTATCAAAACCTCATCAGGAAACCAAACGGCTAACCTAAAATCATTACACGGTATTACCACCTTCGTAGGCGATGAAATGGAAGAATGGCTATCAGAGGAAGATTACGAAAAACTAATACTCTCAATTCGTCAGAAAGGCAAGCAATTACGCGTAATCCTCATTCTAAACCCCTCCAATGCCGAGCATTTCATTTATAAGAAGTACATTGAAAAAACGCACAAAATAGTCAATATTGACGGCGTAGAAGTACAACTATCCACCCACCCCGATGTCCTACACATACACACCACCTACTTTGATAATGCAGAAAACCTAAACGAGCAGTTTTTTAAGCAGATTGAGGAGATAAAAGAACAAAGCCTCGCACAATCCACCGATGAGCAAGGCAAATTCAGTCAGTCCTTGTTCAATAAAACCAAATACGCACAAAAAATCATAGGACGCTGGGCTGATGTATCCGAAGGGGTCATATTTACCGATTGGGAAGAAGGCGAGTTTGATACCTCACTTCCTTATGGTTACGGACAAGATTACGGTTTCAGCATTGACCCTGATACGCTCATTAAGGTAGCGGTAGATAAGAGAAGAAAGATTATTTACATAGATGAAAAATACTATAACAACAAGCAATTATCCTCTGACGGACTATATCAACTCAATAGCAACCTCATTGACCGCCCTGACGACCTTATCGTAGCCGATAGTGCTGAACCTCGCCTCATTGCAGACCTACGCAACAAAGGGTTAAACATAGAACCTTGCGAAAAAGGAGCAGGCAGCGTATCAGCTGGCATAACCACAATGCTCAATTACAAGTTAGTGGTAACGCCTCGCAGCTTCAATGTGAAGAAAGAGCTGAAAAATTACGCTTGGAACGACAAAAAGGCAGGTATACCCATAGATAACCACAACCATAGCATAGATGCTATTCGTTACATTACAATGAAGCTACTAAGTGGAACAAATAACAACCTATATCAACTCGCCTCAATGATTTAGCGGAGGCTATCGCATAAAAACCAAAGACCTAACACCTAACACCTAAAACGATGACACAAGAAGAATTCAAACAAGGAGTAACATTAATAGATATTTCTACTTATCAGCGTCAATACGATGTTAAGAAACACGAAATACTCACCAACAAGCACCGCTATCCCGACCCCGAGATAATGATACCCCTCACCGATGAAGTAGGCAACCCCATCTTAGATAGCCTAGGAAAACCACGATTTGAAAAGCGCACCCGCTCCCTCAATCGTATAGGGCTACCCTACCAAAAGCGCATTGTAGAGATAGCCACAATGTTTCAAACCGCCATACCCTACAAGTACACCGCTAAAGATAGCAAGCTGTTTACCGCCTTTCAAGAGGTCATCAAAGCAAACAAAATGAGTTTTTCAGATAGCAAAATATGTACAGAGGTAAAGCGTTACACTCAAGTAGCTGAGTTTTGGTATCCAGAAGAAGAGCAAAACGAGCAATACGGCGTGCCTTCTAAATTCCTTTTGCGCCACAAGGTGCTATCACCTGAAAAATACAAGCTATATCCACGCTTTGATGATAATAACAACCTTATATCGTTTGCTATAGAAAGCACTACCAAAGATGGTGAAACTGTATTCCAAGCCTTCACAGCTGAATTTGTTTACACTTTCACTACTAAAAACGGACAAACTACTACCGAAGTAAAACCCAACATCATCGGCAAAATACCCGTAGTATTATACCAACAAGACAAACCCGAATGGGAAGCCGTGCAGCACCTCATAGAAATAGCCGAAGAGCAGCGTACTTATTTCTCCGAAAGCAACAAAAAATTCGGCGAACCTATCCTAATGATTGCAGGGCGTGTTGAAGGCAAAACTGCTACCAATAACACCGGCGGCAAAGTCTTCGAGGTTACAGACGGGGGCAATGTACAATTCGTAGTCCCTCCCAATGCCAATGAGAATTTCGACCGCGAAATGACAATGAACCGCCGTGATATACACGAGTTCACCCATACCCCCGACCTTTCCGATGAGTTCTACGCCGGCAAAGGCAATATGCTTTCAGGTGTAGGGCGCAAACTCGCTTGGCTACCTGCACACCTCAAAGTAAAAGACAACGAGGCTATATTCATACCAGCCCTACAAAGGCGTATTAATATCATTTTAGCCTTCCTTTCAAAGATGTATTTACCCTTTGAAAAAGAATTAAAAGATATAGACATCACCCCTATCATTACCCCATTTGATATTGACGATGATACCGAAATGATACGTACCCTTACAGAAGCCAATGGTGGCAAGCCCCTTATATCACAGCGTGAAGCAATGCAGCGTTTCGGCATCACCGACCCTGAAGCCCAATTACAGCAAATCAAAGACGAGGAGAATAACAACCTCAATGAAGCCGCTATCTAATGAATTATGATGAGCAACATAGAAAGCACCTAATGGCATACCTACAACAGGTAGAACGATTGTTTTATCAGCTTGTAGGTACAGCTGTATTTATAGCCCTCAAAACCGATTATAAAGAACTCATCGCAAGTACATTATTTGCTTTTGCAAACACAAAGAAAGGAAAATCCTTTGAAAAGGAATTAGCTAATTTCAGCAATCAATTAGACCAAATCATCAAAGACGGTATTACCAAAGAATGGGCATTTGCTAACCTTAAACAGGACCAGCTACTAAGAGAAGGACTAACCAAATATAAGAACCTTGAAGCACTCGAAGCCTTTAAAGTACGAAAGATTAAAGATTTTACCGTTTCCGACCGTGTATGGGACATAGCCAAAAAAGCACAAACCGAAATAGAACTCGCCTTATCCGTATCATTAGAAGAGGGCAAAAGTGCCGTACAACTAAGCCGTGAAGTGCGTAACCTACTAAACAACCCTACTGCCCTATTCCGTAGGGTCAGAGACCAGTACGGCAACCTCGTACTAAGCAAGAACGCTCAAAACTATCACCCTGGGCAAGGAGTTTATAGAAGTGCCTATAAAAACGCTTTGCGCCTTACCAGCAACGAAATCAATGTAGCCTATAAGTCCGCCGATTGGTTGCGCATACAGCAAAACCCCGATATTGTAGGCTTTGAGGTACGCCTATCACCACAGCACAAAGTCTATGATATGTGCGATGAGCTGAAAGGAAAATACCCCAAAACCTTTCACTTTCACGGCTGGCACGTAGGCTGCAAGTGTCATATCATCACCCTGCTAAAAACCGATGAAGAACTTATCAAAGAACTCAAAGCCGATGAAACCCTACCCCCTGAAAGTTCGTCTAATTACGTAGGTGATGTACCCAACAACTACAAGCAATGGGTAACCGATAACAAAGACCGCTTCAAGAATTGGAAAAAAAAGCCCTATTTTATTGAGGCTAATAAAGGTTTAGTAACGAGTAATTTAATAAAAGAACAAGAGCTGCAAAAACTCAATACCCCCTACAAAAAAATATATGAGGGTAAGAACAAGGCAATAGTACAAGTAAGTCCTTATGCCGATAAGAAAGACTTAGAAAAGAACATAGCAACCGCTAAAATTATAGCCAATGAGTTAGGAAAGAATGTAAATATCCGTCCCCACTTAGATAGCAATATAGTGCAAATCAAAAACCCTGAATACGAAATAAACGGACTTGTTGCCGATAGAAAAGAAGCGAGTTCATACACAAGTATAAAAAGCCATTTAGATAAGGTAAAAAAACAAATAAATGGAGCTAATGCACAGAAAGGAAGCGTTGTATTTGATATAACCAACTTTGAAGATTGGAAATCTCAAGATATTACCAAAAACCTAAAAGGCAAAATAATGAGCTTTAAAAATAACAATTGGTTAGAAGAAATATACTTTGTGCATCAAAATAAAGCAATAACCTTTACAAAAGAAGAACTACTAACAAACTACTTAGAAGTAATCAAAAAACTAAACACCTTAAAATAAGCAAAGCCTTAACAATCATTGCGCTGATTATTAAGGCTCTACTCTGGTAGCGAATTGACAGTCTTATAACCCTCGCTTCGCGGCAAAAGTTCTTAAAACCCTTTTGCACCGCAAAGATACAACAATATTTCTAAATAACAACAAAAATATGAAAATAAATAACACTGACATACAAACCACCTACCAAACCCATTTGTTAGACACCAATTACAAGGACATTCTTTGCTACCCCCCGCTTAAAAAACTACCCTCAAACGAATGGGCAGAGTATTACGGCAAAGAGTACGACACTACCACCCCCGTACTCGATACCCAGCAGTACACCCTCACCTTCATCAGCAAGGCAACCCATTACGCGCCCTTCATCACCTTCCTAACAGCACAAACCTATAACGATTTTCATTTTGAAGAGTTAGGCAAAACCTTTCGCTTGCGCTTCGTATCCGCTCAAAAAGCCAAAACCGAACAAGGCTACATCACTACCGATATTACCCTTGCCAACGACACCCCCCTACAAGGCTACACCTACACCGTCCCCAATGCTTCGCTACCCCTTTCAGGCTTCACTATAGATGGTACAGACCTATCCAAGTATGGCATTTATCTACTTGAGGAAAATCAAAACACACTCCTGCCCACCTACGAAGTAAAAGAGCACCTCACCACAGCCAGCAATACCCTTGCAGGGGTACAATACGCCCAGCACGCTAACACATTCAAAGAACGCACCCTTACCCTACATTGTTATATCAGTCAGCCCCTCGCTTCCTTTTGGAAATTATACGATACCCTGTTATACCACCTCACCCAGCAAGGCGAACGAACCATTAACACTTCCCCCTCTTTTGGAAGGGTAGGGGGAGGACTTAAAGCTATCTACCAAAAAGCAAGCATCAAGAACACGCTGCTTATCGGCAATACCCTTAAGGTAGAATTTACCCTTACCCTTACCCTTGTGTAAAAATGTCAAATAATTGTCAAACCTCCTTGCTAATATCCTATCAATACTAACGTACCTTTGCCTCACTTGTAATTCAGAGTTATGCAAATCAATTTTAATACAAACCGCCTTGATATACTTCCTACTGATGAAAGTTACCGCTATCGCTCTATAATGGGCGAACACACCCTTACCCTATACTTTTCATTACCCACTTATACCGAAATCCCCACAGGAGCGTGGTGCGAGTTTCAGGGCGAACGCTACACCCTCAACCAGCCCGCTAAAATCGTAAAACATAACAGCTTCAGCTTCGAATACACCCTCACTATGGACAGCGAGGGCGCAAACCTCAAAAACTACAAATTCCGCAACCCCAACGATAAAACCCTCAAATTCCCCTTCACAGCCTCACCGCGCTACCATATTCAGATATTGGTAGATTGTCTCAATATGATAGATAGCGGCTGGACGCTCGGAACTACTATCGAAGCCCCCGAAAAACTCATCTCCTACAACCATAACAACTGCCTCGAAGCCTTGGATATGATAGCCAAAGCCTTTGAAACTGAATACGAAATTATCGGCAAAACCATACACCTTCACAAGGTAGAATACTTCAAAGACAATCCTCTACCCCTCCAATACGGCAAAGGCAAAGGCTTCAAAACAGGCGTAAGTCGTACTACTGAGCAAAGCCGTATCACACGCCTATATGTACAAGGAGGCGAACGCAATATCGACCGCTCTAAGTACGGCAATAAAGAACTATTACTGCCTAAATCACAAGAGTACGTATACGAGGGGGTAACCTTCGTTTCAGATGACAAAGGGCTATCAATAGCCATCAAGAACGCCCAAAACAACGGCTTTATCAACGAACAAAGCCTCGACCTTTCGCACATATACCCCAAGCGCAAAGGGAGGGTTTCAGCAGTCTTTGAAGTAGATAAAGCCAAACACTTCTACGACTTCACCGATACTTCTATACCTCAAGCCCTCAACTTTTGGGATATGCGCATCAATGGCGAAAAGATGCTTATCTACTTTGAAAGCGGTATGCTTTCAGGGCGTGAGTTTGAGGTCAATCATTACGACCACACTCAAAAACGTTTCCAATTACAGCCCAAAGAAGAAGACGGCACAACAATGCCCAATGATATATTCAAGCCAGCCATAGGCGATGAATATTCCGTCTATAATATGCAAATGCCTAATGCCTATATTTGCGACAACGCAACCAAGTCAGGAGCAAGCTGGGAGATGATGAAAGAAGCCTGCAAATACCTATACGAAAACCGCGCCGACCTCTTCACCTTCACCGGCGATTTAGACGGCATATGGGCAAAAAAGCAATGGACTAATGTAGGAGGTCGCCTCAAAATGGGTGCTTATATCCACTTCTCCGACACCGAATTTCAGCGCACCCCCGTAGCCATTCGCATTGTTGGTCTAAAAGAGTATGTAAACAACCCTTATAGCCCACAAATAGAGCTATCCAACAAGGTACAAGGGCAGTCCTTCGCCACCGAAATACGCAAACTCCAAAACCAAGAAGTATATTTCGGCGAACTCAACAAGCGCACCCTATCCGAAACAAAACGCAGCTGGCGCAACGCCTTAGAGACCATCAAGCAGATAGAAGAAGCCTTCCCCGAATACACCAAAAGCATTATCCCCGCCACCGTGCAAACGATGATGGCATTAGTAGGCAACAAGTCAGGACAATTTGCCTTTGTGGCCAATAAGACCAACCCTATCACCGTACCTCATACCTTGTACTTTGATAGAAACAACAAGCAAATCAATGCAGGCAGCGGTTGGATAAAGCACTACGCATTAGGTACAACCGACATTAAGCCCAATTATTCAGCAGCGGATTATAAATATTGGTACGCACCGGCCTTTGTCTCTGGTAGGTTAGACGATAAGGAAAAAACTTATTACCTATACATCAAAGCAAGCAAAGTCGTAGAGACAGCCGAGTTTATCCTATCCGAAAACAAGATAGATATAGAGCAAGTAGCGGGCTATTACCATTTCCTATATGCCACCGTCAATTCCGAGTACAATGGCGAACGCGGTATAGCCCAGCTCAACGGCTTTACCGAAATCACTGGCGGACAAATAGTAACCAGTAAAATCAGCTCAGGCAACGGCGAGCAGTATATCCAACTCTTAGACAAAGAAATCAGAATAAAAGCTAACTTACAAATCACAGACGGCAACAAAACCGAAATAAAACAACTTGTAAACCCTGATTTACTTTCATTAGAGAACAAACTGAAACAATACACCAACGACACAAATAGCACTTTAGAAACCAAACTTAAGGAATACACCAACAAAGGCGAAATATACCTACGAGGTACAGGATCAAACAGAAGTGCTAACGCTATTATTCAACTTAATGGTCAGTATATATTCAATATAACATCAAGCGGCTTACAACTTGCTGTAATTCGCCGCTACGACCTACAAGTCATATTCAAGCAGTCTTATTATATTCACGGTAGTGATGAAGGGCGCACCGAGCTTGCTAATAAACTTAATAGTCTAAATAGTGATGTAATAGTTGCCTTAGCCTCCTTTGATGCGTTGGGTAGCAATGAAGCTCTTATGAATGCTCTTTATCGTTGTGGGGCTGGTATTCCAGCAAACTATTTCACTTGGCGATTACCCTATACTCTTATAGGCATTCCAAACATAGGCAAGGGTAATGGTATAGAGGTCTATACTACTGCTGACAGTACAGCTCCTTATGCTGAGATTGCTACTAAAATCATCAATGGCACACCACAAGGAATAAATAGTGCTATTAGTGGTATGATACAAGCCGAAAAGCAAGCACGTACACAAGCTATCGCTACCGCTAAAGCTGCCACAGAAGAATATGCTCGTGCCCAATCCGAACTTACCAAAGCACAAGCCATAGCCGAAGCGAATAAGCAAGCAGGAATAGCCATAACAGCTGAGCAACAAGCACGTATCTTACAACTCCAACAGAACCTACAACAAGCCAAAACTTTTGCCGAACAAAAAGTGAATGAATTGAACGTTGGTGGTCGCAACCTTATATTAAGGTCAAAAGAAAAACGAACTATGAATGGATATATAGGTACGTTTTATTTACTTTCAGAACCAGTTAAACCTAATGAGCAATATGTCTTCTCTTGTAACACTGAAGCAAATGGGAGTATGGCAGCTTATTTTTCAGACACACATGGTAATGGTGTAAGACAGTATATAAATACAAACATTCAAAACGGAAAAAGTGCTGTATTAGTAATCCCTAATAGTGCTTGGAGAGGTATTACCATATATCACGAGGTTAAAGGTATTACTCCTCCTCCAATATCATCAATAGAACTACTTAAACTCGAACGCGGCAACAAACCCACCGATTGGTCACCAGCCCCTGAAGACATTGAAAACAAAGTAGCAGACATTCAAACAGACCTACAAAACGCTATCAACAACGCCAAAGCCCTTATAGCAGTCGAAACCCAAAACCGCCAACAAACTGATACCAATGTATCAAAGTTAGTCAATAAAACCAACTTCCTAAGCGACACCTATATCGAGGGCAACACGATGGCTACAGGCACTATGATACTCGGCAACAGTTTAGGCGTACAAGCAGGCATTACAGGCGTAGGAGAAGCCAATAACGATGTACGCTTATGGGCAGGCAGTAACTATACTAACAGAGCTAACGCCCCTTTCCATGTACTCCAAGACGGCACCCTACACGCTACCAATGCCCATATATCAGGACACGTAGAAGCATCAAGCGGTAAATTTAGTGGTGAAATAGAGGCTAACTCAGGAGTATTCAAAGGAACTTTAAAAGTTCCTTTTCAATCGCTTAGAACAGAATATAATTTCGGAGATTATTTGCAAACCAATAGTCTAAGTGGGTACAACTTTATAGCACCAATATTTGGAAATATAAATATAACATTACCTGTTGGAAAAGAGTATAATGGTCTTATAGTAAAAGCCTATGCCACAAAATATATTAATCCTGACTTTCCTAATGGAAGTATTACTCTAAAAGTTCAAGATGGAAGTACTATAAAATATTCAATTAATGAAGAAGTTTTAGAAATTATAATTCGAAACGGATACTATATAGAATTAGTTAATATTGGAGGATATATTTGGTATGCCTATGTTTGGTGGGGACTTTTAAAATAATA